TGAACCTTCATTGCCGCCCAAGCGCAAAAGTTCTGTGTCTGCTTCTGACCAGCCTTCTAGCAACATCGTTCCTTCATCAACCTGTTTGGTGATTGATTTGGAAGGCGTTACACCTTTGTTGATCCGGCGCGTTCCAACTGTTGGCTTTCCAGCGCGGATTGTGGTGCGGTGTCCTGTAGGCAAGTTGCCTTCCATCCATGGCAGGAATTTTAGAATATCGTTTTGATTATTGAGAACCTCAACAACAGCTGCGACATCTTCCATGTTTGGGTCTAAACGCTTGCCAAGGTCGGCAAAAGTAAAAACGTTGTTTCCTAGTGTAGTCATAATATTTTCTCCTAATGATTAAGTTTCTGGGTACCAAATTTGCCCTAGTGTTTTCTGTCCTGCGGCACCGTTTCCGGCATTAAGACTGTTCGGTCTATCTTCTCCCGTTCCTTCCGCTATGGCAAGGCACATCGAAAAAAACGCGGGGTGATTTCCCAAACCGTAATGAGTTAAAACGTCACGTTGGTCTTCGCCAAAGAATTGTTTTACAACTTCCTCTGCTCGTCCAACCTTTTCTTTAAATTGGGCATCGCCTTCTTTTCCGAAAAGTTCAGTCGTTTCTTTTCGCCATCCTTCCGTAACCGCATTATGTTGATCTGTCATTGCCTTCGTTGCCTTTGATAGCATTGAAGATGCAACATCAACCATTTGCTGCGCCTGCTCTTGGGTGGCTCCCATTTCTTGAAACAAGGGTAAAACATCTTTCAATGATTCACTGTCCAATTCCAAGCCTTCCGGCAAGGTAAAGGCCTCGTATTCAGTCTTTTGCGCTTCTTGGTTCCCTTCTTCTTCTCCATCGTCCTTGGCATCCGTATCGGTATCCTCGGCATCTTGGTTGTCAGAATCATGGTCTGCGGGTTTCGCATCGCCATCATCATCCTTGGGCTTCTCCTGCGCGGAGTCCTTTTTGGATAATTCTTTTTTGCCATCTTCCCCGGCTCCGTATTGAGAGGCTAGTGTGTCTTGCGGGTCTTGGGCTGTATCTTTGTTTGCTGCGTCTGCGCTTGTGGCATCCGTGCTGGCTGGCGCTGCTGTGGCGTCTGCTGCTGGTGCTGCGGTGCTAGTCGCTGCTGTCTGGGTCGTCTGTGTTGTGTCCGTCATGGTTTCCTGCCTTATCAGTTAAATCTTTGTCCGTTTGAATTTTACCCATTATTTGCCCGTCATGCAACAAGGCTTTGCCGAGCCACCACAATCCGGCACTTCTGAATCCTTCATTGTAGGCATGATCTGTGGCATTAGAATTGAAGTTTGTCTGAAAAATATTGGCTTCATCAAGAAAGGCTGCCAATACAAGGCGGCACTCTGGATCGTTGCATATCTTGGCAATGCCGTTCTGGATTTTCTCATTTAAATGATAGGCTTTGCGCTTGGCATCTTTAACATTTTTGGGGTCGCCGGCATCGTAACTCATATTAATTTAATCCACTAAGGGCTTCAAGGGCGCTCACATCACCTATAGGCGTTTCTGCAAGGTCTTTGGCTGCTGATACACTGGCCATACCCATCTGCATTTGCTGCTGCTGCTGCTGCTGGTCTTGGCGTGCTTTACGCTTCTTGGCCACGGCTGCGTCACCTACAATAATTCTGCTAGGCACGCCAAGCATATTTCCGACTTCATCAATAGACTGATCTATATCAATTTTATCTACGGCATCAGGGAAGAACTGCGCGGCGTAGCCTGTAAAGGACATGAATTTTTCAATGGCTCCAATACCGACTTGCTTCTGTGCCTGTGCAAGAATGCTGATATATTCAACCTTCAACGGCATTTCTTGGATTTCCTCTGGCGGCGGCGCTATCTGGTCGTGCTGGAACATGATTTCAAAGGCACGTTCAATACATGGATCAAGGTATTCATTGCCTAAACGCTCCACCACCGGACCGAGTTGTATAAGCTTCTCTTCATGGCGCTCTGCAACCTCTGTGGCGGTCATTTGTCTACGGTCTGATTGCGCAAGCATCAAGAATAAATCCGCATAGAAAGCTTTATTAATGCGGCCTTCATCCATTTGAATATCTTGCTGTAAATACTGCAAAGGAAGGTTCACTTCGTAAAGTGGTTTAATGGCATCCGCATTTGTGTTTGGTGGCCGGTATGTTACGCCGCCCGGCAATCCTGATACTGGGAATTGCCCCATACGCATTTCGTTTGGTGCGCTGGTTGGTGGGCTAATCATCTTCTGCAAGCCCTTTGCCTTCTCGCGCTCTTTAAGCTGTATAGCTTTGGTGTCGCCGATAGCATCCATGCCAACGCCAACGCCCCATGGTTCATCATCGGTGGTTTCCCAGCGCGGAACCTGACAAGGAAAGCGGTCATATCCTGACGTCTTCAATGGCACTTTGTGGCCTTCTGTCCAGTAAACAGATACGAATGGCTTTTCATTGCTGCCAATAATAACGCGGCTCTCTTTTCTGCGTGCCAATGGATTTGGGAATACCGCAATCCATACGTCCTTCTCCATGAAGTAATCGCCCTTATCATATGAAGACTTCGTGGCGGTATCGCAGGCATCGTATCCGAATGCTTCAACCATTTGGTAGGCCATCATTTTATTGAGCATTACCACGCGGTCAACTCTGCCTTTATGGTTTATCCCAATCCAATAGCGCCCTGTCATTAGGGCGCGGAATAGTAGGACATCTTCATAGTCTTGTATTTGCATTTGCCCTGCGGTGCCAAAAATCCCAAGTACGCCATACATTGTGTGGCTGGTGTTGTAAAAATTAGATCGGCGAAAAACTGTTTGCATCCGGCTTGTCGTGTCATCAAGCCATTCACGCACGCGCATATTTTCTGAAAGCTCCCAATCCTCAATGCCAAGTTTAAACCATGGCCGGGCTGGGCTAGTTAATCCTGATTGCATTCCTGACGCAAGTGTTCTGGCCGCTGTACGGCAAGTGTTGTTAATAATCTTGTGCCATTTGCTTTTGCGGGTTTTGGTGTTGTCGTCTATGCGTACCATGTGTGGCGCAAAATAAGAGCCAAGCTCTTTCCAGTCCGATTCATAGTCGGATCTGATCGTCTTGAGGCCGTGGGTCATTTTCTCGGCCATGTCCATCAAGAACTGTTCCTTTTCAGGGGATAGGCCAAACTTTAATTTTGGATACGGCGATTTGTTACCGGCTAATGGAATCATCCAAGCAACTTTCTTTTGTTTGCTTTTGTTGGGTCGGTGCTGCTATCAAGCCCGTCCGTTTCGTCCTGCCCAAGGCTGGCGCGGCGGTTCGAATCAACGCCTGCGCCCGTTAGGATGGCGCCCTTATCCTTGCCGTAATCGCTGGAAAATTCTGGCAACTTCTGCCCATCTTCAAGGAATCTGTCGCCCTTGCCCTGTTTTGCGGCTGATTCCTTGACCTTCCCGTATTCATCGCGCGAATAAATCATTCCATACTGCGTGTTGTAATCAATCCCGTTATCTTTGAAAAATGATGAAGGGTTATATTGACCGGATACGGTTGCTTTTTCCCCGCGCTTGCCCTGCCTTGGTGGCATAGGGCTGAAATTTGCATATCGGAAAATATCGCGTGTACCCTTATCGCGTTCTTGTCCAACAATGGCGGCATCGTTATCCGTCCACATGCCGTTTCCGGTTTCGTATCCTCGCGCCTCTTTTACTCTGCTGCCGCCATTTCCAATGCGGAAATATTGCTCATTCGGGTTGTCTGATAACCACTTATCAATTTCACCAAAGGTAGTGGCGCCCTTGTTTACAATCTTAATGCCGCCAATAAGTTTATCGGCGTTAGCTTTTTTGGTCGCGGGGTCTTCATATCCCTTTTCCAATACTTCTCGTTGGTTAAAATCTGCCATGCTCTATCCTAACAATGATCGGTTGGTGGAATTAGACTCTTCTCCGGCAACGTCTAGGTCGGTCTTTATGGAACCGCTGCGCCCTGCCGCTGCTCTGGCCTGCATGCGCTCGTCACCTCTGGCTTGCTGAACGGCTGCGTCAACCATCTTTGGCTGCTCTGGCGGGTCTGGTGGTGGCGGTGGTGGCGCTGGCGCCTTTGGTGTACCTCCCATGCACATGATTTATTCTCCTTAGTTAATTATCATACGGGTCATAGTCTTGCACTTTGCCAGCGTTACCCATCGTTTTGCTATTAAATAGGTTATCACCTTCTTTTAAATTATCCAAGGGATGTATAATAGCTGGTACAACATCAAAGGCGTTTGCAATAATCAGGGAATCGAATTTATCAGGGGATCTTCTAATAACATCCTTCACGTCATCCTTTTTACAGACCTGCATTTTACCGCGCTCGTTTAACTTGACTGTGTGGGCTGACGCTTCTTGCAATAACTCTGGATCGTTCGGTATCTTGCCGCCGCTATCTAAAAACTTCTTTGTCCTGTAAAGCATTTCCGTTTTTTTATTTTCGTATTGTGGTTGGCTCGGCTTCCCGCCAAAGTCCACGCCGTAAACATTGTAAAACCCCCGCCGCTGCATCTGCTCTACGACCGCGAATC